CGATTTGGATACGTTAGGGTGATTGTGTCACCTTCTGCCAGCCCGCCGAAGTATCGCCCCGCCAGGTAGTTATGAGCGATAAGCGCGGTCGTGCCGTAATCGCCGGCTGTCTTGAATAGCGTGACTGCATCCGTCTTATTTGTGGCGTAATTCGAGGGCGCTAAAATTGACAGGGTAACAAGCAGGAAGGAAATTAGAGTGGGCATGATTCGATTATACACCTACGCTACATCAGGCAAGATGATCTTGAACGCGGTCGTGTTCACCGTGTTCCCAACATAAATTAGTATATTGGTACATGGGGAGTAAGCAAGTAATCTACCTCCACCCGCTGAGTCGGTGATTGCCGCGTAAGTTGCTACGCCTTGCGTTGTGACCGGGATGGCAGTTTGAGCCGCAACAGTAATCATGCGCCCGCTGGTCGTCCCATCTGCGAGGGTGTAATCCGGGGCGGTCAATGCAAGTTGCGCGAGCATATACGTAGCGTTCGCTTCTGCATACGTTGTAGGCACAGTGGAGCAAATTTGCAACATGTCGCCCGTGTCAATGATCTCTTGCAAATATAAATCGCGTAATGCGTCGAGTAAGAATCCTGCCATCATGCACCTACCTTTGTTGTACTATCCTGAGAAATATCTTCAATCTCAATCGTCGCGCTTTTGATCGCGGTGTGATCTTCGTTCAATTCCCATTTGTGTTCGCAGTTCAAACAGACCACCCATTGATTGATGAACGGGGCGGGGAGTTCGGTTTTACATTTCGGGCATAGTATCATTTTGAATCCTTTCGTTATACTGCTGTAATTATCAGCACGCCATTATCAAGAGTTATGCGGTAGTACCCAGCCAAAGTTGTGTCATACAAAACGATTCCGGTTGCGCCTGTTCCCAATATGTGTAAATCGCTACCGCTTATGCTTACGATTCCATCCACGCCCGCGCCCGCGCCGGGTCCCGGGGTAAGTTCAATATCTCCACCGTTGCCGGATGTAAAAGAGTTACCCGACTGTATGGTTATTTTTCCACCATTACCAGACGTTGCACCCGCATCGCCCGCACGTAATATTATTTTTCCACCGTCGCCAGTTGCGCCGCCATCGCCCGCGATTAATTCACCATTACCGCCTGTTCCTGTTCCATCGCCAGCACCAGCTTCTAAACTAGCTTGATAACCGCCTGCATCAGAGCCAGCGGTAGCGGGTAAGCCTTCCGCTGTAATCGTGCCTAGAATCGTCAAGACTTGCGCGGTCTTATCCCATACTAAATTTGCATCCCCGCCCAATATCCCACCATCGTTATACTGTACAGACCCTTCAATCCCAGCGGGTAACAAAGTACCAAAGTTGAAATCAATCACAACCGCATCAATCGTCTGTGCCTGCATCAAGTCTGACACCGTGATATCAACCGCGTTGATATGGTCTTGTGTGAGCGTGACGAACTCAATGGTCTGCGCTTGGGTTACACTGTCGCCCGTGCTGCTGCCTACGCCCACATTGACAATCCCGCCGAAACCGGGATCTAATGTGCCACCACCACCGCCGCCGCCCGTACCTACCGAGGCGTCTACATCTAACGCCGACTTCAACTGCCATGTGACTTTTACAAGCTCATAACTCTGCAGCGTGAATTTTATCTTTTGAATAAAGAAGAAATTATTCACCCCGCGTGCGGCGTCCGTGATGTGAATCAAATCATGAATATCGCGCTTCAAAAAGTTATTCATTGTGGTAGTGTTGAGGTTCGCCAGGAATGACACGGCGGTCACTTGCGTGCGCGGTGTTTTCTCTTGACTGACGATCTTGGCAATAATCCCCGTGCCAAACTTGACATCGGTTTGATATTTTTGGTCTAGATTGATCTCACGATAACCGTACTTTTTTATTCTTGCCGCGTCTGTGTCTGTAACACTGTTTTCAATTGAGTTATAGGCATATACCCCGCGCCCGCGTGCCTGTAAATGAGTTATCCAATTCTTGTTGTATTTGCCCGCCGGGGTGACAGGGAAATCATATAAAGAATAAGTAATTGCTTCCGAACCATAAGTCGGACCTACAATTAAATCAGCGGATACATCCGTTCCGGTTCCATCTTCCAACGTGTTGAGCAGATAATCGCCGTCCAGTGTTGGTTTGATATTGCGTAACGGTCGTTCAAAATCTTTTTTATGCAGGCATTGCCCTTTTTTTATAAAGAATGAATCAAACCCTATCCACGCCCAATCGTTTACCAGCGTGTTGCCAATCGTCCAGTCACCAGAACTTGCCGCAATCGCTAACGGTGAATACCATTTATCAGTTAGCCGCCCATCCGCGAAACAATAGAACCACCCATCCTCATCCCGGCTGATTTCATAATACGTCCAGCGTCCACGTTGTATCTGTCCCATGCTGCGCTGCGAGCCAATGTCCCACCAACTACCGCCAGTTCCCGAGGCGAACCAACAAGTCATCTCTTTACTGCCCATCGGATAACCCAACAAGAACGGCGGCAGGGAGGTATTGTCCCGCGCCATCGTAGTATTACCGGTATCGGGATTAATAGTGTTTTGATACCAACCGATAGTAAAAGCACCCGCGCCAAACTCAAAGTCTGCGCTCGTTGGACATCTTAAATTATAGGATGGATAACCACCAAAGATAATATAGGGACCTAGCATATTTCCGGGGATTTTCGTTGCATACGCATCGGCATACACATCGTTTTGCAACATGGCGTTTAAGTCGTCATCCGTCACCCAGGTATGGCGCCCGGTTTCATCCGTCAAATCATCGGTGAAGTTTAGCAACGTCATCAGGTACGGGTCCACCGCGCCGGGCACTTCCGGCGCAAGCATGGATGAACCGATCGCATTGACGGTTGCGCCACCGTCCGGGTCGGTGTAGTGCGCTCTGAAATCGATCTGCTCATTGCCATAAATCGGCATCGGTTTATCGAGGCTGTACAGTACACGCGGCTCAATGTCTATCTTTTTAGGATAAGCGGTGACGATGCCGCGATTGATTATGTTATCCCCATAGACCAAACTAAGTCCGTCAATCTCGGTACTCAGTGCGGCGCTAATTGCCCCGCCTGTATTAGCTGCATAATTAAAAAACTTTAATTGCTCGCCGTTGGTCGCATCTTTGAGTAACGCCATCGCGCCAAACTCTGAATAAACGAATTTACTAAATTCAGTGTATGCCGTCGTGCGTAGTTTTACCCCGTCAAAGATAACCGGGAAAGTATTGATGCCCGTTTGAAGTGTATAACTAGCGGGCGGGTTTGACATGGATGTGATAATCGTTTGAATGCCTTCGTCCGCCCGTTTGTTCTCTTCAATGTCCGGCTCAAGTATCGGATAACTCTCTGCGAACTTTATCCAATCCAGCGCCGTAACTTTGACTCTATCTTTTGTTTCGATGTCACCCGCGGCCAATAGTTCTATCTTACTGACATAATATAAAAGCGTGCGAGTTTGTGAAAGCGCGGTAAATATCATCCGCACTGGAACGCCGTAACCCCAACCGCTCAAAGGTGTAGCCCCATCGGGATAATATTTACCTGTTGAGTTATTCAGTACAAATTGCATCTCGCCGATGTCGGGCATAAGGTCAAGCGGACCGCTCCCACTAATACCCCATTCCATAGACGCCGATTCATTGACCAACCAATCCGTAGAAATGTCAGTCCATGAGCCGAGATTGACTTGTAAAACAACGGAGGTGAAATAGTTTGCCACTATGCCGCCATGCCTTGCTTGAGTGCGATTACGATTGCCCGCGCTAATCTATTCTCATCCATGCGATTGTTATTGATCGCCGCTAACAGTTCCTTTGTACCGCCGCCCATTGGATCAATGCGTCCATTCATTGCAGGTGTAAATTTTTCGGGACCGAACTCGCCCACGTTATACGCCTGTCCTGCCATGACCGCACCACCGGAAGCGCGCCCGCCTTGTACGTTGCGTCCAGGAGTTGTCACGTTGTAATTGAAACCTGATACACCAACAGGATTCCCGCCGCCTGTAACGGAAGATTGTCCACCCGTCACGGCTCTGCCAGGGGTAGCGGTTGCGGCATTTTTTGTAGCACCAAAGAAATCTAGGAACCCTTGCCAAATCGCCTTTATTCCATCTACAAAGCCCGTCCAAACTTCTGTCCATGCTGGCAGTAAGTTAGTAGACATATTTGAAAAGATACTATTAATGCCCGCATTGAAATCTACGCCCAATGCGTTCCAATCAGTGTATCCAAATAAGCCAGCGGTTAAGCCAGCTATTGCATCACCTAGTGAGATTGTTAAAGCGCCCCAATCGATTTCAGATATGACAGTTTGAATACCGCTAAAGACATTCGTCATACCTTGACGAAGGTATAAACCAACTGTAGCCCAATCAATACTATTTATTTTGTCTGCAATCTGTGTACTCAAGCCTGCCCAATCTGTCTCCTCTACACCCGTCTTAAAGGCGTCCGTCAAGTTGAACAACTTCTTGAGCGGGTCGGCGAGCATACTCAATTGAGTTGACGGGTCAGCACTTGCGAACTGTGTACCCCAATTAAGTAAACCTTCCAGCGCGGGCATGAGTTGCTCGGTGAATGTTACCGCCAAGCCTGTGCCGATCAACTTTAACTCTTCCAGGTTACGCCCGAAGGCTTCATAACGTCCGGGGTCAATCGCCAGTCCCATTGCCGTAACCTTTGCCGTCACCGCATCAATGCCGCCCTCATTTGCGAGTACGTCAAAGAAGTCAATCAACTCCGCGCCACTCTTGCCAAAGACTTGAGTGAGAAAATTTACCTTTTCCTGCTGGGTTGCAAACGTGCCGTATTTCTTGGCAACGTCATCCATCAAAGTAGTTTGACTTTTTAGATTGCCGTTAGCATCTTTTACTTTTATGCCCCATTCTTCCAAGCCTTTGCCAGTCGTATCCAATGAGCCGTCAGCCTTGACAAGTCCCTTACTTAGGATCACAACGCCCTTCGTGAATGTCTCAGTTGCTACGCCTGATTTACGCGCCACATAACCAAACGCGGCGGCTTGTCCAGTGGTGACATCCATCACATCACCGATGGAATCAAGCCCCTCCGCCCAATCGAATGTCGCCTTGATCGCCAGCCCCATCGCGCCAATTAAAGTAGTAGTGCCAGCGATGGCGGCTGTTATACCTGTATTGAACGCTTTTTGACTTACCTCAAGCGGCAGAACTAGTTTCTCTAAATCCACTTTGACCTTTTGCGTCTTGTAATTTCTGCTTGAATGCCTGGTACTCGGCTCTTTGGAGCGGGTCGGTTATCGGCTTGTCAGTTTTTATATACTCTGGCAAAAAGGCGTCCAACTTGATCGGGTTCTTGAGTGACTTTCCGCTCATGTTCGCGATCACTTGCGCAAGTAAAGCAGTACGGGCATCTTCGCGCTCTTGTGTGAACGGATATATCTCGAAGAACGCTTGCCAGCCTATGAACTCGTTTGCACTAAGAGATTCGACTTCCGCCGCCGTCCGGTGGAGCTCCTGGGCGAGTTGGTAGACGAAGCGTCGTTCTGGTTTTTTTTTAACTGCTCAGCGACTTCCTTCACGGCATCGCTAGACAGTCCAGAAAGTTCCATCGCTTTGGTGCTGAGTGCCAGTAATACACCGGGATGCGACTTGGTTAACTCTTTGACATCGCTCTCCGTGAATAGCGGTACACCCGTTTCATCACACGCCGCTAATGAGACCAGCCGCGCCATCAACTCCAAAGAAATAGAGGGGGTGATCTCGGTCGCGCCGTCCCGTTTCAATTGTTGCAGATATTCGTTATAGTCCAACAGTTGCGCCGCGTAGAGTTGGCTAATAAAAACCGTCCCGCCCAATTCTGGCACCGGGACGGCTTCACGCTTCATCTGGGTTGCGGCGATAAAGTCCGCACGCGATAATACTTTTACTTCGTCACTCATTGCTCCAACTTTCTATGACCAGGCTCCCGTACAGGCAAACACGACGGTCAGCTTTAGCGCGTCGGGATCTGTTGCGTCGGCGTCTTCCACCTTGACAGACTTTACCCAGCCGTCACCCGTAATCGTTTCGAGGGTGTTAGTGATCGCCACTGCTGCGACGGTCAAGTTTGTTTGATGGGCGCGAAGTGTGGTATAGGTGCTAGCCTCTGCCAACACAGATAAAGTTAAATCACCTACTCTCACCAACCCGGTCGGGATGCTCGAGGCGTAACCCGTGCCATCGTGCGCGGTGGTGTCAGCGTCATCCATTACGACTTCGGGGAACGCCGTAACGATGCAGGGGCCTACCGCACTGCTGTTGAAAGTTAGGGTACTACCATAATTTGATGTACCAGCCATTTTGTTTACTCCTAAGCGCGATTGACACGCGCTCTAATTTCTCGATTGACTTCTTTTGCCGTCATGTTTGGCAATTCGTTCTGCGCGTCTACAATCGCGGGTCTTATGAAGGGGTGGGGCGGTCGGTAGCGAGTACCGAACTCCTCATATCCAGCATACGGCGCGGTCGAGACTACTTCCCATTTTGTATCATTCACTTTTTTGGCGACGGTATGCGATTGCATGTAACCGGTTATCACGTGGGCATACTTGCGCGCGCGTTTGGCAGTCCATTGTGTCATCGGCATCGGTAGGATTTCGCCGACGTTTTGCAGGCTCCTGAGTTGCGCCACACAACGCCCGTTCGCAGAACTGACGCCGCCTTTGGTGATGACTTTGGACATTAGCGCAACGTATCCAGCGGCAGTTTGAGAATCGCTACCAAAACTTCGGCGTTAGATACATCAATGATGATATTTGTGCCATTGCGCCAGCCTTGCTTGGTGGTCAAGCCCATGCCGAATACAGCATAGTCGCCAGCCTGCAAGGTGTACGCTTCGGTGCGTTCGCGGTTCTTTTCATCCACTACCGACGTAACCGTGAAAGTGTATGCGGTTGAGCCGGTGTTGGAATTGCGTACGATGATGATCTCTTTGCCTGTGCAGGGAAAGGTATCTGTGTCTGTACTACAAGCTGCCCAGGTAAAGTCAGCGGTCCCAGCGGTGATGATTTCAAACGGTCCCGCAATTTGTTTTGGAACTAAAGTAGCCATTTATTTCTCCTTACTGCTTATGCAGTTTCTTAGTTTAGATATAGTATTGATAGTTCAATCATGCAACGATACAAACGCGATTCCGGCTCCCATGAGCGCGGCTTGTTTCTAACTTGGATCGTCACATTCCAATTACTGCTCATCGCGCCTGTGTAGTTGTCCAGGTACGCAATGAGCGCATCGGCGGCGGTGTCTCTGGTTGTTTGGGTGTCGCTATAGACATCCAGCTGCACCGTTTCGGTGCCGCCAAATGTGCCGTCGTGCGTGCGCGCGGATGGATCTGTGAGGACTACCGCCCGGACACATGGATACGTAACATCATCGGGCAAGTGGTCATTATGATAACGATTACCTATCGCACCTGATACGGCGGTATCTAGTAAAGTCAAGGCGCGAAGTTCATCATCAAAACTCATATTGTCACCAGTTTCAAAGCACAGACATACCCAAAGCCGCCGCGATCTAAAATGCCGATGATCTCGTACGTCGTTTCAGTCACCGCACTGCCAAAGCGTTTGGTAATCTTGAATCTAGCGCCTTTCGTGGGCGTACGTGAGAATCGTACTTCGGCGGCAATCTCACTTATGTCTGCAAAGTCTTTCCACTTCTCAAGTGACGCTCTTCCCGATAGACTTTCACTAAACGAACACACCGTCCTAAGTAAATCAGTAGAGGCGGTCGGTTGCCCATGTGAATCAAGGTTCGTCATGTCAGCCGTTGGGATG